CTTTCGACCAGGGGTGCTCGTCCAGGCGGTTCGCAGCTTGTCACGTACCGGCTTCAACGCGGCACGAAGCGCACGCTTCTCGAGCGCATCGACGACGTTCCTCGGCAGGCGCGCCAACGCAGCCTCTAGCTCGGCCATACGCACGGTGGCGGTTGTCTTGGCGCTGCTCACGGCATGACCTCCGTGCAGACGACGCGCAGCCGGCGGCGCCTGCCGCTGTCCGGGTCGGTGACGCTGGAGACGTTGTAGACCACGCCGTTCAGCGTGAGCCGGCAGCGAGCCGTCAGGCCGGGGTGGAACGCCGTCTCGAGCTCGAGGTCGGTGCGGACGGCGTTGCCAAGGTCGTCCATGACTTCGCGCTGGGACGGGCGAACCTGGCCACGGATGTAGCCGACCGTCGTCCACAGGGTGGAAGCCTGGCCGAGAGCGTCAGCGACGCTCGTCGGGCTTTCCACCAGGAACAGGTCGCGCCAGTAGCCGGAGCCAGCCATAGGTCATCCGATCGCGTTCGCGTTGTGCATCCGCCGGATGGTCTGGATGAACGGGTGCGGCTCCGGGGTGACGGTGTCGTCGCCACGGAAGCCGTTCAGATGGCCGACGGTGAGCCGTACGGCCATGTATTCCTCTTCGGTCATCGTCGCCTGGTTGCGGCCGGTCGCCGACTCCCAGGCCGACAGGGACGCGCGCAGCGACGCCGCCAGCGCGGCGTCGTCCTCGTTGTGCGGAATCTTGAGCCACTCGCGGAGGTCGACCAAGCTGGTGGGAATCGCCGACATTGGGAGCCTCCGGGCCGGGAGGCTGGTGCCCGATGGCTAGGCACCAGCCTCCCCTGCCGCATGGAGAAGAAGAAGGCGAAGAACTCAGCTCGCGCCGGTCGAGATCTGGACCACGGCGCGGGTGTCCACGGCACGGAAGTCGTGGTAGTGCCGGCTGCGGAACGTGATCTGTCCGAGCGATCCGTTGGAGTACGGGTCGATCTGCGCCGAGAAGCCCGGGGCGAAGTCCATGATCGTGCCGGCGCGCTTGAAGTCGCCGAACAGGATCACCTTGGTGGACGTCGTCCACGCCGGGGCGCTCGAGGTGATGAAGACCGGGAATCCGTAGATGCTGTACCGGTTCGGCCGGACGTTCGAGAACTGCGGGCTGCTCGACGCGATCACGGCGCTGTTCGCCGTCGTGCCGACCAGCAGGGGCATCAGGATGTTCCAGGTGCTCTGGCTCATGCAGAAGGCCGCGTTGTCGTGGTACTCCATCGGGAGCGTGTTGATGATGCTCTGGATCGTGCCCAGCGTCCAGCTGGTGGTGTTCACGGCCGACGCCGTGTTGCCCCAGCTGACGTTGAAGGCGCCCTGCGGGGTGTTGTAGCCGCCGGTGCTGTTCGCTGCGCCGTTGCCCAGGATGACGTCGTCCTGGCCCTGAGCGTGCTGGCGCGCGTGGAGCTGGAGGATGTAGGTCTCGAGGTCGACGGCGGACTCGGCGAGCAGCTCTTCCGTGAGCTTGATTTCCGCCTTCGTCGACGCGCGCTGGAAGGTGACGGCCGCGAGCGTGGAGTCGGTCTGCGGGTACGCCACGGACTGAGCCCGGTAGAGCGCCTTGTTCATGGCCGTCTCGACCGTGATCTGCGTGCTCGACGCCGTCGTCTGCACGTTGAACATCTTGCGCGCGACGCTGGCCAGCGTCAGGTACTCCATGATGCGCGACTGCGAGCTGCGGGGCAGCACGCCGGTCACGTTGGCCATGTCGAGCGTGCGGTTCTCGCGCAGCGCGTGGCCGAGGAGGTAGTCGGTCGGCTTCTGGTAGCCTGCGACGGCGGTGCGGCGCTCGGCGGCGGCGACCTTGACGGGGGCGGGGGCGGCCAGCAGAGCAGCGCGCTGGTCGCTGAGCTCCTCGATCTGGGCGCGGATTTCGGCCTTGGCGTCGACTTCGACGGCATCGGCCTCGGCAGTAGCGAGCTCGGAGAGCTTCGCGTTCAGCTCACGGACGGTCATGGTGCGGGTTTCCTTGGGTGCTTCGGGCTCGGTGCGGGTGGAAGCGGACGTGCCCGAGTAGGCGCCCACTTCGACGAGACTGATTTCGCGGAGGTCGACGGCCTTCAGCGTGCGCTGCTGGCCGGACCAGGCGTCGCCGCCTTCCGGGACCCGGAAGCCGAACGACATTTCGTTCACGACGCCACGGCGCACCAGGTCGAGAACCCCCTGGTCGCGGGCGCTGTCGCCGAGCGTGGCCGTGTAGCGGAGGCCCTTGTCGTCGCTCTCGAGCTTCAGCGTGCCGGACTTCGTGTTCGCCAGGATCTGCGACGAGTCGTGCATGAACCAGAGCGACGCGCCGGCGGCGATCGACTTGTCGAACGCGCCAGGAGCGATCTGCTCGCGGAACTCGCCGCGAGCGCCCATGAGCGGCTTGCTCCAGCTGTTGTAGAGAGCGGCGTAGCCGGTGAGGGTGTTGCCCTCAACGGCGTCAATCGTGGCTGCGCGGCGTTCAAGGTCCATTTCCGGCCCCCTGCTGCTGGTCCTGCATGGGCGTCACGCCCGAGAGGACAGGTGCGGGCGTGTCCATGCCGGCGATCGGCGGCAGGCCGATGCGGCGGCGGACGTCGTTCGGTGCCAGGACGCCGACCTGGACGAGCTGCGCGTAGGCCCGGCCGGCCTCGCGGTAGTCGCCCTGCGTCATCGGCGTCAGGTCGTGCGCGATGCGCTGGCCCATCGGGAGGAGCTTGCGGGTCAGCTCGGCGTCGATGGAGGCGCAGAACGGCGCGAGGCAATGGGTCGTGTAGGCCTGGGCGACCTCGCTCTGGCTGCGGCCCTCGCCCTGGTACAGGAGCTGCGTGGGCACGCCGAAGGCGCGGGCGACCTCTTCGACGCCCTGACGCTTCGCCTCGAGCAGCCGGCTGGCGGCGTCGGCGGCCATCTGGCTGACCTTCATCCCTTCGCCGAAGAACGCAGGGATGCCCGTGAACTCGGCCCCGACGTGCTGGTCGACCCAGGCCGACCGCATACCGGCGCGGGCGGTCGGGGTCAGGGGGCCCGGGTGTTCAATCGCCACCTTGCCCACCATGCCCGTCTTCGCCAGCTGCTCGGCGACCTGGTCGAGGATGGCTTGGGTGCCAAGGACGCGCGAGCAGAGCGCAATGGGAGACACCCCGAGCCACGGATTGATCGGGTCCGTCGAGGCCCGAACATGGAGGATGAACGATGCGTCGACCGGCTGCTGGTCGACCGTGTAGGCCGGGCCATTCGCGCCGATGCTGACGGAGACGCTGTTGCTGTCGATGGGGTCCAGGCCGATCGGCTCGCCGGTGCTCTGGTCGCGCCGGATGTAGGCGTAGCCGTTGCCGAAGGTGAGAGCCGAGCAGGCGAGCCACCGGCGCAGCTCAAGCCCGCTGAGGAAGCCGGTCGAGTCGCCCCGCAGCAATTCCAGCACGGGCGAGCCGTCGACGACCGACCCGTCTCGCCGTGTAACGACGAGGTCCAGGCGCGCCGAATCGCCCGAGATCAGCTGGACGGCGCGCACAATCGCCGGAACGCCGAGCAGGTCCACCGACAGGGTGTTCAGCCACGACGTATCCACGACCGCTGGGAGCGGGGTGGAGAACGCGCGGAAGAATCGGCCGAACCAGCGCACGCAAGCATGGTGCGCGTGCTGGATGCGCGAATCTATGGCACCTGATTACGGCGCGGCTGCTGCGCGTATGCACAATCGTGCGCGCGCTGTTGATTCTGTCTGCCGATGGCCTGCGTTCGGTGTACCCTTGCCGCATTCAATCGGCCGGCACCTCATCCGGCGACGATCCTTGGTCGGTCCACGCTGGCTACGAGGATGGCGCTCAAGGGAGCAGACGACCCGCCCACGCGCGGGTCGTTGCATTTAGAAGCCTGGGTTGGTTTCGTAGATCGACCCGTTCATGATCTCAAGGTCGTGCAGCACCTTGCAGGCCATGATCTGCGCGGTTACTGCGTCGATGTTGCTGCCGCTCTTTGCCTTGCTCGGCATCCAGAGCGTGCCGTTCGTGTTCGGCATCAGTTTCGTCGACGCGAGGCACGCGCGCAGCACGGGGTCCGGCTTGTTCACGATGCGCTCGCTGCGGATCCAGTTGTCCCAGATGCTGAAGCCGCCGCCCATGAACATATAGTCCTGCCTTGCCTTGTGCCAGACCCACCCGTGGTCGCGCTCCATCTTCGCGGCCCACGCGGTCGCCTTACCCACCGGGTCGGCGATGAACGCGAGGATCTTGAAGGTGCGCGCGATGTCCACCAGGCGCGCCTCCACCAGGTCGAAGTCCAGCGTCGGCCCGCCGCACATGGTCAGATGCCCGTCCGCCGCCCATCGGCTGAGCGGCTGGCGGGTCCGCCGTTCGTTCTCGCCGATGTCCGTGCCTGCCCACCAATGCCAGCCGCGAGTGTGCACGCGCTGTCCATCCCAGACGGCGAGCGCGAGGCTAGTGAGGTCGCATTGGGAGCGATTAAAATGCCCCCCCTGCGCGAAGTCGATGGCGACGACAGCGGGCGCGCCGGCCAGCAGATCCCAGTTCTCCTCCACGCTGATCCGGTCCAGCAGCTCGAGCGGGACCGCGCCGGCGATGTCGTCCGTGAAGGTCGCTAGTTCTTGCGTGAACGCCTCCTCGCGTGCCTTCGGGTCGCCCGTGGCGATGGCGTCACGCACAGCCGTCATGGCAATCTCGACGCTCTTCCACTTCCCGAGCGACGGGTTCGCCTTGAGGACCGCGACTTCACTCTCTGGGTCTTCCGCCGCGTCCATGCCCCAGAGCAGCGCCCACCAGCCGTCCGGCATCGGGCTCCCCTGGTCGAGCGCCTGTTCGCACCGGTGCCAGTAGGGCCAGAGCTCGCGTGTCTTCTGGTCGACGTCCGGCGTCGTAATCATCAGCATCTGCCCCGTGGCCGTCTTCGTCACGCTCGACATCCCTCGCAGGATGGCGGCTTCCATGCGGGCTGCCTCGTCGGCGACGACCAGGCGCGGGGTGATGCCGTCCATCGCCTTGTCCGTGCACGGCATCGCGGTCATGGTCGCCTTCTTGTGGCTAACGACCGCGATATTCGACGACGCGCCGCCGCCGCTGAACCTCCATCGGTCCTCGCCGTCGTGCATTTTGGCAAGCCGCTTGTGGATGATGTTCGCCTTCTCCTGCTTCGTGGCGACGGCGTAGAGCTCGGTGTCCTTGCCCTCGGACAGGAAGTACTCCATGAGGTGCGTCACCAGGGCCGTCTTGCCGGCTGAGCGAGCGACGACCCAGAGCGCGTAGCGCGTGGCCGGCGCGCCGTCAGGCCGCCGGCGGGCCAGCAGGACAGCCAGGGCGTGGACCTGCCACTCGAGGAGGTCGAGCCCCATGAGCTTGGCTCGGAGGCAGCAGCCGTCCAGCTCGGTCGCATCCCAGACGATCCCAGGCACCCCCTGCCGCTCCTCCAGGTAGCGCCGGCACGCCTCGGCGATGCGCCTGGGCGCGACGACCTCACCGGCGACGACGGCCGCCGCCCACGCGTCGCTGCGGGCGAGGTATGCGCTTTCGGTACCCCCTCCCCCCGCCGATGGGTGCGTTTCGGCGG